AAATCTAAGTGTTGGAGACACAGTAGGCGGTGCGACCTCAATCTTAAATACTTTTGCAAGCGGTACAACAGCAGGTCGTAAATATCCAACTACTGAAGCAGGTGGAACGTTAGCGTGGGAAGATACAGGAACTGCGGACATTCGTCTAACAGTGACAGCGTCAGCGGCAACTACTGCCGGAGAAGTACGGTTTACTATTCTGTACGCTCAGAACAATAACCTTGGTTAAGGGAGGTTATTATGGCTGGTTCAGACGTAAAAACTAAACGACTGGCGGCTACAGGTTCCGCGGGTGTGGGTCCAGCCCGCATCCGCCAAGTTCAAGTTAAGACAACAACCGGTAGTCCCCGACTTACTATTACAGATGGTAACGGGGGTTCTACTGTTTTGGACATGGACCTAAATGCGTCAGACACCCACTCCGTAAACATACCGGACGAAGGGTTGCGTGTAAGCGACATTTATGTGTCGTTGTTTACAGCATGTACTTCTGTGACGGTTTTTTATAGTTAGGGGTAATCATGGCCGGATCGGATTTAAAAGCAAAGTATCTTACCGCTACGGGTACGGTAGTAAGTGGTCCGGCCCGGCTTAATGCAATTCATTACCATTCCGCGGGTTCTACGGGGTCCGTTGTTTTGCGTGATGGGGGCGCGTCGGGAACCACTGTATTTACGTTAGATTTTCATGCAAATTCGACGGGTGATCTGACAATACCTCAAGAGGGGGTAAGGTTTAATACAGACATTCATGCAACGTTTACCCACGTAACTAGCATGACGTTTTTTTACAAATGAGGGTGTTATGGCGACAACTAAAAACGTAGAAAGACTGCCGTCCGGAAGGTTAAAATACCGGGGAGAAACATTTGCAGGATATAATAAACCCAAGCGCACTCCCGGAAAAGCCAAAAAAAGTGCCGTTTTGGCAAAAAAAGGCTCTGAAGTTAAATTGGTTCGGTTTGGGGACTCTAATATGTCTATCAAGAAAGACCAGCCGGGAAGACGTAAAAACTTTCGTGCCCGACACAATTGTGACACGGCAAAAGACAAATTTTCGGCCAGATACTGGTCCTGTAAGGCGTGGTGATAGCAGGGAAGCTTTTATAATGGCATATTCGAAAAAATCTAAAGGCGCTTCCAAAAAAAGTAAGGGCAGTAAAATTTGTCCTGCTGGAAAAGCGTGGGCCGAAAGAACGTTTGATACATACCCGTCAGCATATGCAAATATGGCGGCGTCCAAATACTGCAAAGACCCCAACTACGCGAAAAAATCAAAAGGAAAGAGCAGTGGGCGGCGAACTAGCTAAATGGCGAAAGCAAAAATGGGTTAGGATTGATAGCTCCGGCAATATTGCGGGAGAATGCGGGACGTCTGAAGACAAGAAAAACCCGGACAGGTGTTTGCCCATAGCCAAAGCCCGTTCTTTGTCAAAAAGCCAGCGTAAATCTACTGCTGCAAAAAAGAAGCGCGAAGGTAAAAAGGGCAAAACCAACGTAAAAAACACAAAAGCAGCCGAAGTAACGTATGCTGCTACGGGGGGAGAAATACGCTCTACAAAGCCCAAACGCCCGTATAACGGGTCGTCTAAAAACGGCGCTGTAGTGGCCCGGGGCTGCGGAAAGGTGATGGCTAATCGCCGTAAGCACACCAAAGGATCGGTGTCGCGGGCATGAATATAGAGTTTTTCGATCAAAAAGTAGAGGCGGTTATTGTAAAAGAGTTGTTGCAATGGTCCCGGGACGTTTTGGAAAAACCTAACGCGTATTTTAATGATTTGCCGCCTTGCCCTTATGCAAAACAGGCGTGGGCGGAGGACCGTGTTGCAATACTTTTTAAATACGATAATTCATATCAAACGCTTTATAAGTGCATTTCTGAGTTTGACGACGGGTTTGATTTGGCCATAATTGTGGACCTTGCAGATAAAAAGTCTGCGGAAGATTTTCACGATTATTTATATGACTTAAACACCGTTATTTCTGAGGGTATGTTTATTGACCGCGATATTTGGTTAATGGGATTTCACCCGGAAGACGAGGAAAATGAGTTTGTCGAAGACATAGATTTTGAGCCTTTAACCGATACGGAATACAGCTTAATTTTCATACAACGGCTATCAAAGGTACAAAAGTCTTCGGACAGCTTGGTTAAAACAGGTTACTATGATACATATAAGAACGAGTATAACGCTCAAGAGTTAATGGACCGTAGAAAACAACTTTATAGGAGACTGCAAAATGGCAATGCGACCTAAGAAGATGCGCGGCGGCGGCATGGTTAAGAAGATGCGCGGCGGCGGCATGGTTAAGAAGATGCGCGGTGGCGGCATGGTTAAGAAGATGCGCGGCGGTGGAGCGGTTAATAAACGAGCTAAGAAGCGGAGCTAGTCATGGCGGTTTCCGGTACGAAGGCGTTTGAGTTAGACGTCACCGAATATATAGAAGAGGCGTTTGAGCGGTGTGGCTTAGAGGTTCGCACTGGTTATGACATTCGTACCGCGAAACGATCTTTAAACCTTATGTTGGCAGAATGGGCCAACCGCGGGTTGAATCAATGGACTATTGCGCAAACGCAAGTTACTGTTGTTCAAGGTCAAACGGACTATTCGTTGGGGGCAGATACTATTGATGTGTTGTCCGCGGTGGTTCGTAACGATAGTGTGGATTATGGTATTCAACGCGTAAGCCGCGACGAATATCTTAATATTCCTACAAAAAGTTCACAATCTCGGGTGTCGCAATTTTTTGTAGATCGGCAAATAAACCCCACTTTAAAGGTTTGGCCGGCGCCCAATAACAGTACGGATATTTTGATTTTTGATCGGTTAGTTCGCATGGACGACGCGGATACTCCGATTAATACGATGGAATTGCCGTTTCGGTTTTACCCGTGTTTGGCGGCAGGATTGGCTTATTACATTGCCATGAAGCGTGCGCCTGATCGGGTGCAGCTTTTAAAAGCGGTGTACGAAGAAGAGTTTGAGCGCGCGGCAACTGAGGATCGGGACCGGGCGTCATTTAACGTTCAACCCAGTTTGGACTATTATCGGATAAATTAATGAGCAAGTACGCATTAGGCAAAAACGCATATGGCATATCGGACCGTTCTGGTTTTCGATATCCTTTGGGCCGAATGCGTAAAGAATGGACGGGTATGATCGTCGGGTATGACGAGTGGGAGGCCAAGCAGCCTCAATTAGAGCCCCGTCGGAAGGTAATTGATGCGCAAGCGTTAAAGGATCCTAGACCGGACAGAGTGGAGCCGTTAGACGTTTACGTGGGCGTGCCTCTTGTAGAAAACCCTAATCTTCATTCGCCTAATGCGTTTGGGTTTGTTGGAAGTGTGACGGTGACAACATGAGTTTTACATACGCGGAACTTAAAACAGCTATTCAAGATTATACGGAAAACGATGAAACAACGTTTGTAAATAATTTGCCGTTGTTCATACGGTTAGCCGAAGAGCGCATACTTAAAAATGTTCAATTAAGTTTGTTTCGTAAAAATGTTAGCGGCGCAATGACAACGGGTAATCAATACTTAGCCATGCCCAGTGACTTTTTAAGTCCGTTTTCATTGTCTTTTGTGGATGCAAATTCAGACATGACGTTTTTAGAATTTAAGGACGTAGACTTTGTGCAGACGTACAACCCGGATCCTACAACCACTGGAAATCCTAAATATTATGCCGCGTTTGATGTAAGCAATTTTATTTTGGGGCCAACACCAAATGCCGCGCGGGCGGTAGAATTGCATTACTTTTATCGTCCGGCGAGTCTAACGGCCGGAACCGACGCGGGCACTACGTGGCTAAGTAAAAATGCGGAGTTAGCGTTGTTGTACGGCAGTTTGGTTGAAGCCTACACGTATATGAAAGGGGATCCTAACCTAATGCAATTATATAATCAGCGTGTTATGGAGGCGTTGGGTAGGTTGAAAAACCTTGGCGAAGGGCAAGAGACTACGGATCAATATCGTAGTGGGACATTACGGATACAAAGAACATAAGGAGGCTTTTAAATGGCTTTTACAGGAAACTATTTATGCACTTCTTTTAAGAAAGAACTTCTTGAAGGGTTGCATGATTTTAACGTAGGCGCAAATACATACAAACTTGCGCTGTATGATAACAATGCTTCGTTTACAGCGGCGACCACTGTATATACTGCAACGAATGAAATTAGCGGCACAGGTTATTCTGCTGGTGGCGGGACATTGACGAACATTGATCCGACTACAAGCGGAACAACGGCGTTTATTGATTTTGCAGATTTAACGTTTAGCTCGGCAACGATCACTGCTCGTGGTGCGTTGATTTACAATTCAACCAACGGCAACCGCACAGTTTGCGTGTTAGATTTTGGGTCAGACAAAACATCAACGGCTGGTGATTTTACTATCGTATTCCCAACAGCAGACGCAAGTAACGCAATTGTTCGGATAGCCTAATGACTGACATTATCGTTCCAATAGGCGGTTGGTCCCGCTTTGGTTGGGGCGATATGCCGTGGGGTCAAACGGACCTTCCAAAAGCAGTAACCGCTATTGGCTCTGT